GCAAATGTAAATGCAGTTGTAGCAACTGTGTCAAGTGTTACCTTAACATCAGCTTGTTTCAAATATTCAAATGTAAATGAATAGTTCGTTGTGGAACCATTCCCTGTATATGTAGTTTGTGTAGTTGCCATTAGTAACGATTAGTTGGGATAATTCCTAGTTCAGCATTTCTATCATTCATTTTCTTAAGATTAATACGTTGTTGAATAGCATCTTGCATTTCAGAATCAAGTTCTAAAAATGCAGAGTTTTCAGCTATTTTCTGAGCCTTATTTAATTCCATATGAATTCTATCATACTTACCAATAGGAACAGTTTCAGAATCAATCCGATTTCTACGTGCTTCTTTCAACTCTTGTATTGTATTACGTGATTCAGCTAATTTAGAAATACGTCTAATCTCATTTCTAAAGAAACCATTTTCTCCCATGATTGCAAATAATTTAGTTCGTTCAGCTGCTTCTAGTTCAACACCATTACGTGTTTTAAATGCAGATGAAACATCATATTCAATATCATACAAGAATTTCTCTTCTGGACTCATTGCTGGATGAATCTTAAGTGGTGAGTGCTGATTATAAAGACGTTGTAAGAAGGTATATTTATTAGGAGCTTTTCCTGTAACAGGGCTGACAATAGTAGGCAGACGATTGACAGGATCAAATACACCAACAATTTGATTACGGTTTGCAATATGAGACATAATATCATTATTAATCTCTTTTAAACCACCATCAAGTAATTGACCAAGTTGATTACGAGCACCACCAAGTGGTCCAAGTGAGCTAATTTGACCAGCAGCAAAACGATTAATTTGATAAGTATTACCAGCAAGCATTTCTGCAACAGGTGTTAAAATAGAAGCAGCTTGGTTATCTGCCATGGCTGCACCTAAAACAAACATTGCTTTTTCAAGCATCTGTTCAGTAAAAGTCTCACCAAGTAAGTCAAAGTTATCAGCAATGTTAGCAACTGTTGCTACCCAATTACTCATGCCAGGTCCAAGAAGCTCATTGTATTCAATCCTTGTACCATCTTCAAGAACTTGTGAACGAGCTTTCCAGTTACTATTCTTTTGACGTGCTTTATTTAGTCCACGATCAAAAGTACCATCACCTGTTGTACTATAAAGACCATCACCAAAGAAACGATCTGCTAGTACACCACCAAGAACTGAATAAGTAATAAAAGCAGAAATACCTTTTTTACCAAGAGTTCTATTTTTTAGATCAGAAACAGCGTTTAATTTAGCAACGTCATCCATTTGATTTAATTTATAACCACGTTTTTTCAGAACTCTTTCCATTAGTTCTGGATTCTCCATAAAAGTTTGTAGAGGAGTATAGGCTAAATCATTAATGTCTGCTTGAAAACTTCTAAACGGAAAAGGAACAGTATCATCAACGATCCTAAATACATTTGTTAAAGTTGTAGGGAAAGTTAAAATCGGAATAGCAGCTGGTACATACCTAAGAAATTCATTTAAACCTTTAGTAATACCTGAGTCTAAGTTAAGAGCAATATCTGCATTTCTATATTTAACAACTTGATCTTTAATAAGTTCATCCTTACCAAACATACTGTTAAATTCAGAATCAGCAATCTCTTTGATTCTAGCTGGTGTTGCAGCTTCTCCTAATCTTTCTAATTCATCTAGAGCACGGAAACGTGCTTCTTGATTAGCAAGAGTAGCACCACTCCAACCATCTAATGCTGTAAATGTATTTGGTGTCAATCTGAAAATAGGGTCAGATTCCATTGCTTTTAAACTATCATGAAAGTTTAGCACAAATTTAAATCCATGATTACCCCTTGCTGCTTCAGCATCAGCAATAGCACGATGTTGAACTGCCAATTCATCTTGTTTAATCATATAATCAAGACGTGTTTGACCTTTTACAGAATTAGGATTCTGTGATGCTTTCATAAATAACTTACCAGCATATGGTAAAGCTTTCTTTTGTGTATCAAAAATAGAATTATAAGCCATCCAACCACGTTGAACATCTTTTAATTTACCTCTCATCATTGCACCAGCAAAATAAGAAATAGGTTGTTCTATATGACCAGAAAAGTTACCATAAAGTGCCTTTGCCGCAGTAGTAGTTGAGGATAATAGACTGTTAAAGTAATTACCTTTTACAGCCTGCATTATAAGATTTGGTGCGTCTGGATCCTTATCAATAAGAGGACGCATAAAGACATAAGATTTTAGTAAGCTATCATTTAAAGTAGAAATAGAATGAATTTTACCATCAGTTTTTTCATACAGCTCAAGAAACGTATCTAGAATATCAGGTCTATTTTTTTGTAGATACTCCCAACTTTCAGTAAACATCTCACTTTCAGTTTGAATATCTTTTAAAACTTGAGGGTAAGCATCACTAATAGATTGAGCAATCTGTTCAGGTGATTTACCAAAGTTTTTAATCCTTTCTGCAACTGCTAAGAAACCACGTTTTTGAGTTGTGTAATATCTAGTAGAACCTACAAGTTGTTGAAAAAATCTAATTTTATCAAGAAGTTTTTCTTTAGCAGCTTCTTCAGAAATAGAACCTAAATTAAGACGAATACCTTCAGACAAATCAGCAATCTGTCCAGCCATAGATGTAGCAGTATAAGCTTGTGCTCTAGCTATATCCATATCAGTGTATTCTTTAGCCATATTACTGATAGAACGTAATGCTCCTTTGTAACCTTCTTCAGTTAATATTTCAGCCCCAAACTCATTAGTTGTAATAGTTGGTCCAAGGACACGTTTAATTTCATCTACACTGGAAGAAGGATCAAACAGTTCTACAACTAGATTATCACCTTGTTCTATAACTTCATCAAAACTAATAGCCCAATCAGCTGCATCCATCCTATAACGGTCTGCATCTTTGAGCTGTTTAGCAAGACCTACAGTAATCTCTTCTACACCACCAGGTGTTTCAAGACCATACTTAAGAGCAGGTTCACTAATAAAATTACCTAGACGACCATATACTGTACCTTTGTTAGCAGCAATACGTGCTGCATCAACACTAGCACCAACAATACCAAAGTCATCTAATGACCTCATACCTACCTCTCTGAAGTCATACAAGTCATGTACACCCTTCATAGGAATGTTAGTATCAGAATTCTTAGACATATTATAATATCCAAGTTCATCTAGATCAGCTTCTTGTTTAGCAACATATTGTGAAATTGCTTCTTCTACATTTTCACTTTTAGGAGGAGGTGCAATTTCAGCAAGGCGTTTTACTGCTTGAGGAGTTTCACCTACTAGTACAGGATCTGTAAATATCCGTTTCATTTCTTCTAAAGAACTACTAAGTTTTCTTACAAAAGGAAGAAATGGGATAAGAAAACCTAGTGCTAGATCTTCATTAATGTTTTTGTGTCGCCTAACATCTGTACCATCAGTATCAAGTGTAGCCCAATTATCAGGAATAAAATCATATTGAGGTGGTATCATTTTTTTAATACTACCTAAGAAGTTATCACCTTCTTCATAAGGAGAAGCAAAACGTCCAACTGCTAATGCTGTTCCTGCTTCTACACCCCTAGCACCAATAAATTTCATAAAGGCTGATTCACCAACCTTAGAGCCAATTCTAGCTTGAGCTGATGTGCCAGCTGCCATACCAGCATTTTGTAGTAGAATAGTAGGTGCTACTACAGCAGAAATATCTCTTGTTACTTGAGCTAATGAGTCTTCATATTTAGTAGCTTTAGGAATTTGAGGTATATCTAAATCCCTCATAATAGCTTTAGCTGCAAAATTTAGTGCATTTGTAGCAGTATCAATTAAACCTTGACCTGGTGCACTTAATCGTTCTTTTACTTGTTCATTGGTTTCTTCAAGGGGTTGACCAAAGTAGCTAAGACCTTGTAAAAAACCTGGTTCTTGTGTGTCCCCACCCGTAGGTTGAGGTTCTGGTTGTGTAGACTCTGGTTGTACTTCCGTAGAAGGTTCAGTAAATTGAGGTTCAGAAGCCAACTCCTGCTCTTGAGCAGCTGCTTGCCTTTGCTGAATGTCAAAAATTTGAGCATTTGAAAGGGTTCGTTGTTCTTCTCGTCTTTCTACTTCAATTTTTTCGTCTACACTAGAGTTCTCTGAAGGATCAATCATTGTGTGTATTTATAGGTTGTTTTGGTATTCACCTGATGTGAACACTGTCCAATCATTAAAGCTTCTAGCTTGATCATAAAGATATTTAGCCGCTCTCATATTTAAAACTGGATTAAATAAATCTTCTCGTTTAGTAATTCCAAGTTTTTGAAGCCATCCTTTATCTTTGTGGAATCCCCAATTAATTTGCATTAGACCAACACTATCTTCACCAGTCTCAGCATATAATCCAGAACGTTTTGTACTGTTATTAGTATCCAATGCGCTTTCACCTTTAGCAATAGCTTGAACAATTACAGCTTCTTCTGGTGTAAATCCTTCGTCAATTGCTAATTGTGTTACTTTCTCTCTACTAAAAACAGAACCACCGCTAGGTTTAAAACTACTACGAAGATTTTGACCAACAGTT